GTTCAATAACAAGAGTTATACCAGCGAGTTATTTACAACAAGAAAACGGAGATTTAATATTACAAGAGGATAATTACAATATAAAAATATAATGGCAAACTTAAAGATAAGCGAATTACCACAAGCAACTGAAATACAAGGAAACGAGATATTACCTTTGGTACAGAGTGGATCAACTAAACAAATAACGGCATCTAAATTCAAGAATTACTTTGTTTCTACTGATATAACGGTAGAGGCTGGGGTTGATGTAGATTTAAACGCTGCTATATATGACGATACTTTTATGTTTAAGCTATCGTGGACTGGTGGCAATGGTACGGCAGTTTATACTTTACCAGACGCAGTTGCTCATATTCATAGAAAAATAAGGTTTATATCTGACAGTACTTTTAACAGTCAAGACCACGCAGACATAACTCCAGCATCTGGGCAAACGCTAGACGGAAGTTCAAACGCATATAGGATAAATAAAGATTATGAGGGCATTACAGTATGGAGCGATGGCGTAGAGTGGTTTATATTACAGAAAAAAGCATAGTGAAAATACAAAATTAATTTTAAACAACGTTATATTGATATGAGTACAGAAAAAAGAGTATTTAGCAAATTATTTAAAAGCAAGAAAATAGATTTGTCTATTGCAGCAGATTTAGATGCTGCGGTTGATACTTTAAAAGACCTTATGGTTTCTAATGATGTTTTAGTAGAAAATTTAAGTGACATTGCAGAAGAAATGACAAACTTGAAACTAGATTTAGATTATACTGCTGACTTAGAAGAGGAGAGTTTTGAGGAGTTAAGACAACAAGGCAACGTAGTAGATGAGCTTCTTGGTCTTTTGGAGTCAAAAGTAGGAGAACTAGGTTTTGCACCCTCTGACTTGTTCCCAGACTATAATGATACTGTTTACTTAATAGAAAACATAAATAGTAATGAGCAAAAAAGAGATACTGCTAGATATAATGCAGAACCGTTTTTAAACTAAAATTAAACTATGGAGAATAAAGTATTTGCAATATTAAAGAAAATAAGTAAACAAGAGAAAACTGAACTATCAGCAGTAAGCGATTTACAAGGCTGGTTAGATTTGAATCAAGTTGATCAAACTGCTTTTAGGATTACAGATGATTTAGCTGGAGCTTCTTATGAACTAAGTAACGCTATTGCTTCTTTTGAAAGTGAAATAGCTAAATTTGAAGATAAATACCAAGATATGCAGAACTTTGATACTGAGGACTTTAAAGGTAGGTATAATGATGGAGAAAATGCTTTAATAATTTATGAGAGGTTAGCTGAAGAACTAGGTATAGACCCCACAGAGAATGAAGTTTACAACCAAGTTAAAGAACAAATTGATGAAATTTACCCAGACTTTATAGATAAGCTAGAAAATGCTTACATAGATGCAGAGTCGGTAATTGACGAGCTTCAAAATGTTAACCTAGATTACATTACAAGGAATTAATTAAATAAATATATATATGAAAACAACAGAAATGTTAAGTAAAATAAAAGCACTTCTAAATGCAGACGTAAAGTTAGCAGAAATGAAGTTGGACAATGGAACAGTTATCGAAGCAGAGAGCTTTGAAGCTGGGCAGTCTGTTTTTATTGTTACAGAAGACGAGAAAGTAGCTCTACCTATTGGAGAGTATTCACTAGAAGACGGACGTGCTTTAATTATTGAAGAGGAAGGCATTATTGCTTCTATTGGTAGCGAGGAAACTCCAGCAGATGCAGAGGTTGAAGTCGAAGCAGAAGAGGAAACAATCGAAACAGAAGTACCAGAAGCTATTGCACCAGAGGTTGAAGCTATTGTTGATGCAGTAGTTGAAGTAATTGCACCAGTAATTGAAGAGGTTAAAGAAGAGGTTAAAGAACTAAGAAAAAAGTTTGAAGAAACTCCAAAGGAAGAGGAGAAAGAAGAGAAAACTGAAATGAGCAAAAAATTCAGACATTCTCCAGAGAAGCAAACTTCAAAAAGAACAGAGATTAAATTCTCAGAAAACAGAGAACAAACAATTTTAGACCGAGTATTAAATAAATTAAACAAATAAAAATGAGAAAAAACGTAAAATTAAGAGATGTAGTTAACCCAAGCGGCTCTTTAAACGGATTGACTACTACATATGCTGGAGAATTTGCTGGAGAATATATTGCTGCTGCTTTATTTTCTGGAAACACACTAGCTAATGGAGGTATTACAATCAAATCAAATGTAAAATACCAAGAAGTAATTAAGAAACTTGCAGTTGGATCTATTATAGTAGACGGCACTTGTAACTTTGATACTGAAGAGGACGTAGTTACATTGACTGAAAGAATCTTGACTCCAGAGGAGTTTCAAGTAAACTTACAACTTTGTAAAAAAGACTTCCGTTCTGACTGGGAGGCTATGCAAATGGGAGTATCGGCTTACGATAACTTACCACCTAAATTCGCAGATTATTTAATTGCTTATGTTGCTGCTAAAGTAGCTGAGAAGACTGAGCAAAATATCTGGAGAGGCGTTAATGCTAATGCTGGAGAGTTTGATGGTTTCACAACTTTATTTGCTACTGATGCAGACGTAATTGATGTGCCTACACCTGCTGCTATTACTGCTGCTAACGTAATTGAGAAAATGGGCGATACAGTAGATTTACTACCTAGTGCTCTTTATGGTTCAGAAGACTTATACTTATATGTATCACAAAACGTAGCTAAGGCTTATGTTCGTGCATTAGGAGGATTTGCTGCTAACATCGGTGCTGCTGGTACAGATGACAAAGGAACACAGTGGTACAATGGCTCTGGAGCATTATCTTTTGACGGAATTAAAGTTTTTGTTGCTAATGGATTAGCTGACAACAATATGGTTTTAGCTCAGAAGTCTAACCTATTCTTTGGCACTGGATTGCTTTCAGATGCAAATGAGGTGAAAGTTTTAGATATGGCTGACCTTGACGGCTCACAAAATGTACGTATGATAATCAGATTTACTTCTGGAGTACAGTACGGACTTGGAAGCGAGATTGTGTGGTACACAGTATAATAAGAATTAATTAATAACGAAGAGGGGTGGGCGTCTGCCTACCCTTTTTTATTTAAAAAAAATATAATATGGCGTGTTTATTAAATACAGGACGTAAAGTACCTTGCAAGGATAGTGTCGGTGGCATTAAAGCTGCGTACTTTGCTGACTATGATACATTAGGAGAATTGACTATTGCATCTGGAGAAGTTACTGCTTTTGGTGGTACCCCAGATTTTTTCAAGTTTGACGTAAAAGGAAACTCTAGCTTAGAGCAAACTATTACTTCAAGTCGTGAAAATGGAACTGCTTTTTACGAGCAAACATTAAACTTAACATTAACTAAATTAGACCTAGCTACTCAGCAAGAAATTATTGAGATAGTGAAAGCTAGACCTCACGTAATTATTGAGGACTATAACGGAAATTACCTTTTAATCGGTGCGGTAAACGGAGCTGATTGTAGTGGAGGTACTATCGTTACTGGAGCTGCTATGGGCGATTTAAGTGGCTTTACATTGACTATGGCTGGGCAAGAGAAGTTACCAGCTTACTTTGTAACACCAGCGATTGTAATTGCTGATACATCAGCGGTACAGATTAACCCTTAATAAGATTTAAGGATATAAATAGGGGTAGCTTAACGGTTACCCTTTTTTTTGTGCAAAATTGTAAAAAGATACGTTATAATAGTATGAAGTTAATAAGCACAAGCGGAAACAAGACTTTTTATGTTATACCTAGAAAATATGATACTGGGGATATAACAGTAAGACTAAGAAACGAAACAACAAACATAAGTATTGATGTAACATCTACACCTATTGTAGAGGGGAACTATTTAAAGTTTGATGCAGTACTAGGAACTCTAGTAGAAAATAATTTTTACACAATGGAGTTAATTGCTAGTAATGGTGGGGACATAGTTTATAAAGACAAAGTTTTTTGCACTAATCAAACAGTCGATCAGTCGAACAATGATTACTACGATATAAATAAAAACGAGTACACCACAGAGGATAGTTATAATAACGATTACGTAATAATATGAGCATAAGAATTGTAAATTTAAGTACCTATACTACACCAGAGGTAAAAGAGTATAAAAACAAGGAATGGGTAGCATACGGAGAGGATAATAACTACTACCAGTATTTAATAGATAGATACAACGGAAGTGCTACTAATAATGCTGCTATTAATGGTATTAGTCAAATGATTTTTGGAAGAGGAATTGATGCTACAAATAGCAATAAAAGACCAGACGAGTACGCACAAATGAAGTCTTTACTAAAAGACGATGACGTAAGAAAATTATCATACGACCTTAAATTAATGGGACAGTGTGCGATGCAAGTTATTTACAATAAAAAACACACTAGAATTGTAGAGGTTGCTCACTTCCCAATAGAGACTCTGAGAAGCGGTAAGGCGAACGAAGAGGGAGAAATCGACTCATACTATTATATGGCAGATTGGAGCGATGTAAAGCCGTCTGACGAGCCAGAGAGGCTATCTGCGTTTGGAAGTTCAAAGGACGAGATTGAAATTTATTGCGTTAAACCTTATAGAGCTGGTTTTTATTACTATTCACCAGTCGATTACCAAGGTGGGTTACAGTATGCGGAGCTTGAAGAGGAGATTGCTAATTACCATTTAAATAACATAATGAACGGCTTAGCACCTAGTATGTTAATTAACTTTAATAATGGAATACCAGACGAAGAGGAGCGAAGCATTATTGAAAGTAAGATACGAGAAAAATTTAGTGGCTCTAGTAATGCTGGACGTTTTATATTAAGTTTCAATGATAACAATGAGTCTGGAGCTAGTATTGAGCCAGTACAGTTAAGCGATGCACACCAGCAGTACCAGTTTTTAAGCGAGGAGTCAATGAGTAAAGTGATGGTTAGCCATAGAATTATAAGTCCTATGCTTTTAGGAATTAAAGATAGCAGTGGCTTAGGGAATAACGCAGATGAGCTAAAGACTGCGAGTATATTAATGGATAATACGGTCATTAGACCATTTCAAACTTTGTTGATCAATGCTTTTGATAACATACTAGCGTTTAATGGAATAACGTTAAACCTTTATTTTAGAACACTACAACCTTTGGAGTTTGTGGACTTAGAAAATGCAATGACTAAGGAACAAGTAGAAGAGGAAACAGGAGAAAAACTATCTCTTGCAGTTGAAATAGACGGACGAAAGGCTTACGAAACTATACAAGAAGCAGAAGCTAAGGCAAAAGAAATGGGTTGTAGTGGTTATCACGAACACGAACAAGACGGCAAAATTTATTATATGCCTTGTGAAAGTCACAACTTAAAAGCACCTTGCTGGGACGGTTACGAGCAAATAGGAACTAAGATAAAAGACGGAAAGGAAGTACCTAATTGCGTACCATTAGAGGATATAGACAGATTAAAGAAAGATGTTTACGAGTCATTAATGGACTTAGAGCAAGAGGACTTAAGTGACTATGAGCTTATAGATACTAGACCAGCAAATGAATACGATGACGCTTTAAATTCAAGTTTAAATTTAGCGAGTGTGGTTTCTAGTAGTCCAGCAAAAACAAGCGAACAAGATACGTCAATTTTAAAAATAAGATATAAATATACAACTGGACGTTCAACGGCTGGGCAAAGTAGAGATTTCTGTGAGAAAATGCTATCGGCAAATAAAGTTTATAGAAAGGAAGACCTAGACAAGCAAAGTTCTGACAATTCGCAGTTTGCACCTAGTGGAGAAAGTACTTATAATATTTGGCTTTACAAAGGTGGAGTGAACTGCTCTCATTATTGGGAACGCAGAACGTATTTAAGAAAAAACAATGAAAGAATATCGGTAGCAGAAGCAAGAGCTAAAATAATGCAGCTAGATCCTAGTCTAAGAAGCGAAGCTAAGATACCAGTAAACGAGCCAGAGGTTGCACAGATTGCTTCGGCTAAAAATAACTATTGGAGAAAATAATATGGCAACAGTTTTATTTATAAAGAGACAAGATATAGTAAAAAATAGTATTATAGACGGCAACGTTGATACAGATAAATTTATTTACTTTATTAAGATTGCACAACAGATGCACATACAAAACTATCTAGGCACTAGCTTATATGATAGAATATCTGCGGATATATTAAACAACACGCTTTCTGGAGACTATTTAGGATTAGTTAATGATTACATACAACCTATGTTAATACATTTCGCTATGGTGGACTATTTACCTTTTGCAAGTTATGAGTTAAGAAACGGTGGTTTGTTTAAACATAAGTCTGAAAACTCAGAAAGTCCACAGAAAACAGAAGTTGATTTTTTAGCACAAAGACACAGAAACTTTGCAGAGTTCTATACTAGACGTTTTATAGATTATATGTGCTTTAACAATAATTTGTTTCCAGAGTATAACACAAACCAAAACGATGATATGTACCCAGACAAAGATGCTAACTTTGTAGGCTGGGTTTTATAGTAAGTTTATGCCGTATAAAATAAAAAAGACAAATTTTAATAAGCTAATTTCTTATTTAAAGAAACAAAATAAACCTTTAACAAAGGAGAAAACTAAATGATTAATAACGTTTTAAAAGCTAAAACAAGAGAATACACTAGCAGAGGTTTAACAACTGAAAAAATATCTGTTACTTGGCGACACTATATTAGTGGAATTTCTACTTACACTCTTTTTGGCACTGGTGCATCTACTGCGTTTCCTTATGCTTATGGCGGTATTGGAGTTCCTTATGATGCTTATTTTAGTCAATTTCAATTGTCATCAATGCCTTACTCAACTAGACAATTTCCTAACGGTAGCT